TCTGGACTTGCCTCGGTTTGATCTGGACGTTGTTTAACATATAGAGGAGTTATATCAACTCCCCTAAATGCGTCAACACCGCAGCTCTCTTTAAAGTTACCTTTAAGAAAGCTCTTCTTGACGTTGACTTTGAGGCCAACATCATGAAGCCAGTTCACACCATGCTGAGCATAGCGCGTATCGACGATGATATCATCACCGTAGACACGTACTAGCCTGGCTGCCCGCCTCACTTTCCAGTAGCTGGGACTTTCACCCCGGCTGTCAAGTATGCTCGCAATCATTACGACTGCAAAACATACAGACTGTACTGGAAAGGTAAGCGCGTTACCCATCCCGGCAAATTTACGGAGATCCGTTGTAGCCGCTAAGCTACATTCGACTTCCGTAGAACGACAATCCATCATGGCTTCAAAGAAGCCTTCTCGATGTCCAAAAACGGCCCTTACCAGTTGAACTGATAAGAGGTCGCTCGCGGACTTCAAGTCGATGGTTGCCCAGTTGTCGAGAAGGGAACCCTCAAGAGCCAACTTTTGGTTGTACTCCTGATTCGTCAAGTCTAGGCAAAGCCGTAGTATACTATCTTCCTTGATGCAATCTCGGAGGACAGTATTGAGTCCTTGCTGTCGAAATTGATTCAGCAAGGGCTCTACGGTGATTGTCCGGCGCGAAGTAGAATTCTTCGCAACGGTTATAAGCCTAGCCTTACAGCCAGAGGCTCTATCTCTCGAGGTAAACTCGTCGTTCGACAATGATGGCATGGACCGGAATCCTTCGTCCGAACTGGATTGGGGATTCTGGTTAATTTCCATGATATCATAACCATAACGATCGAGATCGAATTCGAATTTCCTTATCGAATCCGAAAGACCTTGCCACTTCTGGTTTGGTCTAAAGCCCTCGAAGACAGCACCGGGTCCGTGTTTGTATACCGCATCGTTAAGAGGCTTGGAATTTAACCTCTGTAGCAGTATACGAGACACACTCTCAATGAGATGTCGTTGCCGATCAGGAATAATAACCTGACCAGCTTCGATGTCGCATCGAAAGAATTCAGTAACTGCCTTAGCGTGAAGCTTGTCGACTTCACTTTCGGGCATCTGAATTTTCTTAAAAAGTCGTAAGATTTCGCGCATACTTTTCAGAATGCCGAAATCCACGTGCTCTTTAAGGTTACCGGTGAACGGATCGAAAACTTCACAGAACATACCTGAGAGAAATCTCGGGATTGTTCCCCACTTGGTCGGTTTAAAACCAGGCGGGCAGGTGAACTTGCCAGTTGATAACCCTAGAACTAGGGCATCATCTAAGGCAGGTAAGGCAATGGCTAGGAAACCATAGCCCTCGTTTTCGAACCTTTTCTCGAGCGTAACAAGATCACGCTCGAGGCCTTTCACAGCAGGGTTCAACCTACTGAAATCTTCCAGTAGGTTGCGCAGGAGTGCTATCGGACTTTTCATCAGTACCTCCTTGAGGTGTCTGATTCCGAGTCGAAGCACCAGATCCGGGGATATATGAGCCCCGTACCGCTAGGTCTAGCGACCTAGACGTCCCATCCGTCGTTGAGCAGCCACCTAATGCGATAAGAAACGCACAGATGACTAGCACAACAGTAAACGGGACGACCCAGTCGAACACAATTCTTTCCATTTGCTTACTCCCAAAGCTAAAGGATTTAGCTTCTTGAAGAGTAAGCTAGGACTGGAATTGGATCAACTTGGCGGTTGTCACTTCACTATCATCACGGAAGTCCGTAAGGGCCTTCGCGAGTGCGACAAGATCAGCATCGGTAAATCCGAAGCTGGGTCGCGCGATAGTGAAAGACACAGAAGCAACTTGCTTCTTCGTCAGACCGGAGTAAGGGTCGACGGCGTTGACAGTCTTCGTCATTTGGACGTAGTGTCGATCGCCGCCTCCTTTCACCTTCTGATGATTGATGGTGATGGCATAGCCATTACCACCAGTGTCTACGCGTTCTGACCCATACCCATCGCTTTTCACTACTGAAAAGACGAGGGCGGGGGTCGGAGCAGCGGCGGCAACAGTGACTGGATCGGGTAGCATTGACGTCTCCTTGTGAAATAAATGAGGGAGTACTAAGTACCCCTAAAATGCCCGTTGCGCTGCGCTAGCAGAGCTCCGAGTATGGACTTCTGATACAGGCTAAGTTTTCCTGGATCAGAAGTTGTTTTCACATCAAGTATCTGAGCCATGTCTTTTCGAGTTTGACACTCGAAAACCAGCTGAGCCGTGTAATCGTGCTTAGTGACCCCTTGGTCATAGGCAACGTTTACAAAGTTCATAGCTGTACGACTGATCAGATCTGACTTCGATTGCCATTCTTGGATAAGCTTGCCATTAGTATGGCAAGTTATCATTCCCCAGTTGATTAGCGAAGGGTCTGAGTTAATATTGTCGATAACTTCGACATAATTACCCAGACCTGTAAACCAATCAACCAGCCACGTCCACGGAACAAGATTATAAATGTCCGTGACACGAGGAATGGCCCCAACGCGATCAAGAAAATGCTTGTCGCGAAAGGACGGGACGTTGATGGGTGGGAAATCAAAAGTTGCGTTTATAACAAGGCGCAACTCAGATTCTCTTTCGATACGAGCTTGTGAAAAGATCTCGTACTCACCTGGCAACGGCTCGAAGTTGAAGCCCGAGACGTTCGATTCGGCCGAAGAGATCTTTCTCTTCGTACGAAACGTTGTTGGTTTTCCTGAGCGAGCAATTGCGAAAGAAGTTCTCTTTGCTAGCTTCTCTGGGAGAAACAACAAGTCAAGAAGGTCTTTATAAGTCTGCTTCCATCCAAAGTTGTATGACAAATACTCCTTCGGAACATCCTTAGCCGAAGCCTTGAGATCGAAAACGATCTTTCGGGTTTTAGGCGAAGAGGAAAGTGAAGCAAAGAGACTCCGAAAATTACTCATAGTTTCACGCAATTGTGTGACGCTACGAGGCAAATCGCGGAGCTCAACGATG